ATACCACTTGCTTGTGTAAATGACCTAGCTGATGCTCCTAAATTAATTGTTAAATTGTTAAACCTTTGACTAGCTGAACTCCAAGATATAGATGTATGGTCTGCTGTTTCAATAGATACTGTTCCGCTATTATGTGTAAATGTTCCATTATTTTGTATAGCATAATTACTGCTATTTTCATCAGTAATAGTAGTAGTTCCGCTTGTTGCTTTGTATGTTCCAGAGCCGCCTATTGTAAGACTTCCAAAAGTAGCAGCTTGAGAACTTATGTTACTAGAAGCACCCATTTCTAATATTGCCGTACCGCTTGCATCGTCTATTTCAACATCACCACCTACTTCTAATGCGTGGCTTAGTCCCATTACTAATTTTCCATTTGTAATTGTTAAATCATTATCTACAATAATTTTAGTACCATTGTCTGGCTGTATTTGTCTTGCAGAAGTGTCTGCATCTATAATTAAATTATGAAAAGCATTGTTAGCGTGACTTTCACTTCGCATTGAAAATCTGGAATCAAATCCATTTAAGTGAAACTTAACAGTACCGTTGTTATTGTCAAAAGTATCTCCACCGTATTCTACTCTCCAAGCTTTGTTTGCTGAAGTTTTCTCACTATTAATAGTCATAACATCGCTTGTCACAGTAGCTTTTGCTGCTGCATTATTATCCATATAGAATCCACCTGCGGTATGAGTTCCTGTGCCACCTGCAAACGTTCCATTTGCTTTAACTAAAATACCATAGTCTGCCGTAACTCCTGAACCAAATGAACAAGTAGAAGCATTACAAGTTAAAGTAGCTTCATCAGGCGTACCTCCTGTACCGTCTCCTATTGTTGTAACACCTGCTACTGTAAGGTTATAACTTGTGGAACTAAATGCAGTATTCAATTCGCCATACTCTACAGTTAAATTACCGCTAATGGTTAGATGAGTTTGAAAATGATAAACTTTACCTGTGCCTCCACCGTCTGCTGTAAAATCATCTATTTTTAAATTACGAATATTGTTTGCTGCTGCTGTAATAATTGCTCTATCTCCCGAAGAGCGTAAATTTCTCATTGTAATATCTAAATTACCTGAGACGTTAGTCGTTTGACCTGCGTCTGTATAATTAAAATCAGCAGCAGTTCCTCCATCATTTACGCCGCCGTTAAGCGTTAGTGTTTGACCATTACCAACTAAAATGCCATCTGTAGCAATGGTTAGAGTTCCCCAACTAGTAGCCGCTGTAAGTCTACAGTCATTTGATGTAGTACTTGCGTCTGGTATCGCTACTTTATCGTTACTTGCTGGAACGCCACTAGGTGACCAATTAGCATCGACAGCAGCATCGTCTGATGTACCGCCTACCCAAGTCTTGTCCGCCATTCACTAAAGTTGCTCCGCATAGACAATGGCCGTAAGCGACGAACCACTACCTGCTGCTGTAATTCCTAAATGCCTTACTGCGGTAGTTGATATTGACTTTAAAGCTGTACTGTTGCCAGTTACTGAAATGTCATCTCCAACTTGTGTCCAATCAGTACCACCTACAGAACCTGGTGCTTCTTTTAATGAACCAAATACCTTTACTGTATCTGTACTGCCACCCGTATTGTATAACTGTACAGACATTCTTTCATAGTGTGAGGCTTGAAACTTATCCAGAATCACACCTTGAGAACCACCAGGCGTTGTTGCGCTTGTGGTCTCAAAGATTGCTGCTTCTCTAGTGTTGTTTATTCTTTTTCTTGTCGCTACTACGTCGTATGAAGCCATTAGTCAGCCTTACCCTTTGTCTTTTTAAGACCTTTCTTAGGCTTGGCTACTTCTTTTTTGGCTGCTTTAGGAGGTCGGCCCCTAGATTTAGGAGCTTTGACGTGCGTCTTAACCCCACCTCCAACTTTGGGACCAACATCTTTGTCAATGACAAATCCTGGACCTTTAAGGTCCTGTAGTAACCTTTCGCTTGTGACATCAACTGTCCCTTGGGGCGCCCATTCGACGTAACCCCCAGGAGGTAGCCTGCGATAAACGAACTTGTTAGTAGTGTTGGTAACTTTGACCATTTAATTAGTCCTCCAATCACTCTAAAGGTTCAAGTCTCTGATACTGCCTTGAGTGTTTCTTCTGTAACAGACTAATTCACCAGCAGTTATGAATGCATATTCTCTGCTTAGTTTTTGTCTAATAGCCAAGTTAGTGTTGTCAACATAGGTTGTTGGTGCGGCTACACGAACTGCCAAGTGGTCCATGTCTAAGAAGTAAATTCTTCCTGCACCTGCACTGTCTTTTGGTACGTGTTGTGATAGGAAAATTGGTATTCCATCGTATGCACCGACTCGTGAATCAAAGTTCAAACCAGCTTCTCCAGTAACTCCGTTCTGACTGCCTGCTGCTGCTGCATTTAGACCAAAGCTGAAAGCTGCATTTGTTTGTTGCATTTTACCTTTTAGTTGTTGATATGTATCATATCCCATCAACATAATTAAGCTGTTGTAGTTAACACCTTTTTCTAATAATGCTGAAATCATATCATCTAACATATTTAATTCTAAGTCACGGTTGTTTCCGTCTGTAGAGTTAAAGTCAGTCTTTCCAGCAGTCCATTCTGCAAATCCAGAATCTCCTGCGTTTTTGCCGTATAATTTACCGTATGCTGCATTGTCTCCACCAGCGGAGTTTGAGTTACCACAGTATGTGTGAGATGCTGTAACACGGTCTAAAGATTCCATGTTAACTCCAGCAGTTCCTGCACCAGAATCACTTGCTGAGCCGTCACCATCTGCTTCGTATGTTTTTAACAACATTTGGTCGATAGCATAAGCGTGTGCTTCTCCTTGTTCTCTGCGCATAAATGCTAGTAAGTTACCCAATCCATCGTCTGCTTCTGACAACATTTCTGCTTTAGAAGTCATTTCCCATGGTGTAACTATTTCTTTTAGTGTAAGGGTCAATTCTTCAATGTCTGGTTTTTCAGTAGCTGGGAAATTTCCGCCTTCGGATACACCAGCAGTTGTGCTGTGCCTTCCAGTCATGATTCTGAATCCTGATTGTGTCCATGCTTCTTTCTTCAAAAGTTTAAATACTTCTGATTTGGTATTCAACTGATTGAATACTTTTGCTCCGAACATAGTGTTGAATGCTCCAGCAGGGTCTGTGCTGGTCACTGTGTCGTCTTTTGCGATACCATATCTCTTAGAGATTCCTAGAGTACCACCATAATATGCGTTTACATATTCTTCAAAACTTATTCCTGCCATACTTAGTTTCCTCCTACCATATCTTCTAGTTCATCCCATGACTTAGATAAATTATTCCAGTCAATGGTTTTTTCTTCAATAGTAGCCTCAGTGGCTGGTGCTGGGGTTGCTTTTTGTCCCGTGTATACACCAATACCGTGTTTCTTTAATGTTGTGACGGCTTTGTAGAGGTCATCGATGTCGTCCTTCTTTTTAGGTTTCTTGTCGTCCATCATTTTTTCTTCTTCCTCTTCTTCTTCGTCCTCTTCTTCTTCGTCTTCGTGTTCAGCTTTTTCTTCGTCCATTTTTTCTTCATGGTCCATTTTTTCTTCTTCTTTTTCACTTAAGTAATTAATTACTTCTTTAAGTTTCATAAGAGTAGCTTCCATGTCTTTTAGGACTGCTTCTTCCTTACCGACTTCTACTGGCTCATCTAATCCAGCGGTAATTTCCACGTCCTCTGATTCGACAATTTCTTCGTCGATAGCTTCAGTATGATTACCACCACAACTGCAATCTGTCATACCTGTTTATGTACAAAAGGGTATATAAGTAATTCAATATTTCCGGAAACTACTTCTTTCCTTTACCGCTCATTAGCCTTGCAATGTTTTTTGGAGTTAACATTCTACCCCTTGCTTTACGCCAATATCCTGAACGTTCAAACATCGCACGTCTAAACTTTAATCCACTTGTATTTCGAATTTTGCCTGGGTCTTTACCCCCCATCCCTGGACCGTGTTTGTATGGTGGGTTTGGTTCTTTATCTGCACCGCCCTCTTGATGTCCAAACTTACCGTAGTCATACCACAGTGCTCCGCAAAACCTTTTAGGGTCTGCAGCCATCGGTGCACCGTAGTATGTTTTTAGATTTCTTGCATTTTGTAAACAATTATTCCATTGTGTTTTAGAAGGATTTTTACCTCCTCTTCTTCTTTTTCTGTCTTTAGGTTTTTTTTTAGGTGCTTTTATTATATCTATTATCTCATCTGAATGTTCTTTGCTTTTCGCAAGTATATCTGAATCGTTTTTTGCACTCCACATCTTACAAGACCAGTATCTTGCTTTATGTTTTGGGCCTGGATTGTCACAGTTATGCCTTGCCCTAAAGTTCCTACGCCTTTCTGGGTCATCACGCTTTATATCCAAGTTAGGGTCACC